CCCTGAAGCAGGAACAATCCCTGGAGTTTCTCATGTACAGAATCATTTGGATGCTGTGAATAACCTAAACCAAATTCGTGCTGATGGAGTATACGATAATCTTCACAGTGCGACGCCCAGATCAGTGGGAGGAAAACGTAGCCGTAAAGTAAAAAAGAATGGACGCAGCAATAAACGGACTCATAAGCGGAAGCACAGTAAGCATGCTTCTCGTAATCGGCGGTCTCGTCACGTATTATAAAACTGGGTTTGGCGAGTATTTTCGCAGCAATCCCAATGTTATGGCTACATGGTTAGTTTTGTTAACTGCCCTGACAGTTGGTCAAATTGTTCTGACTGGAATTATGGTTAACACATTTATGTCAGCACCTTCTCAAACCAGTAAAGCTACTGTAGAGTAGGCTTCTTTGGAAGAACAGTTTCCAGAAGAATAGAAAGTTGGTTCATCAGCTGTCTACATTCATCTTCGCTTTTTACACCGGTCAGAATAATCTTTCCAGTTCGGAAAACTTTAGCGGTCCACTTATTTTCCCCAATGTGAATCTTGACACCAGGATATACATCAGGGTCATAGTAGGACATCACATTTTTCATCTTGGCGTTCCGAATAGCAGTATGAAGAGCTTCACGTGGAATTGTTTGCTTTGGAGCAAGTTCGGTTGTATAATTCATCAGAACAACACGACGGTCCAGTATTTCAACTTTTTCAATTTCTGTCTTCCAAGATTCTTTACATCTTTCGAGAATAGCAATCAATTGTTTCATACTGTCTTGATCGTATCGTTCATCCAGTACACCCGTCAAGTGAAATACACCGTTTTGAAAGATTTTGATTGTAATTTCTTTCTTGGGAAGATGACCTTCTCCGTCGTTCATAAGTACAAGTGTGATTGAATTATGACCAAACCCAGTGTTGTTAGCTGGTTTTTCATCCTTCTTCTTTCGGTGCTTAATTTTGTCACGACTGCTTTCTCCTCGCTTTACTAGTCCTTTCTTTTCAACACGAACAATTGTGTCGCTCAACGGAATACATTCAGCCAGCTTTGAAGTGTCAAAGACCAAATTTGTCTTATACAGAACTACCATTGTGGACAGCGATGGATTCTCCATTCTTTTGTAATGATTTAAACGTGTAGATCGTATCAATTTCGTTTTTCCAGGAGAATGGCAAACTTTCTGAAAATTCAGAAACTAACCCAACTGGAAACTTTCGAAAGAGCTTTCGTAATTGAACTTGCGTAGATGGTTCAAGCATCCAACCGGGTTCTATGTAACCCAGAAATACACAACAGTATTTATGGTGATCCACAATTGAAGTAGCTTCAGTTGCCAGCAAACTCGAATGTAAATTTGACAAATCGATACATCTCAAGTCTTTGTGAAGATCTCGAAAGACTTGAAAAAATTCTTTATATCTTGTTACATCGTCACAAAGATATAACATGTTTAAATTGATTGAACAGGGTCATTAATCTTTAAATGAGGAATGGGTGTTGTAAGCTTGTATGGTCCAGGAACGCGACGAGGATTGACGTTCAAATCATTCCCATGTTTGTTCTCAACATAAGGAATCTTGCGGGGATTGAAATCACCAACTTTGCGTGCTTCATCAGGAGAAGCAACTATGAATACAGGGATGCCACCAGCTCCTTTTTCAGGACGAGGAGACCAAGAAGCATAAGGAGTAGGTTCGGGATGAGTATGAACAGCCTTGTTAACTTCATTTTCACAGCATCCCACAACGTGTTTCAAACGAATAGTATTATCCACAAACCGAGCAGGACCCAGCTCGTTGGCAACATGAGGTTGCTCACAGCAGTTTACGGATTCCCGAGTAAAGTCACTGGCGGACTTCGGAGCAGGACCTAAAATAGGCACACAGCAAGGATCCAGCGTAATTTTTCCTTCAGCTAAAGGAAGTTGCCAGGTAGCAGAATGTGATGTAAATGTGCTAGCGTCGGGAACACGACCAGTATCTTTTACATAAGAACGAACTGCCTTTTGAGGATTTGTAGATACATCTACCGTGTTATTGATAGCACCTATGCGATTCGTAGTAAAAAAGATACTTGAAGCCAAATGGCGTTGTCTCATGGTGTACATTGAGGCATCGGTATTTGTACGACGATCAACAATTGTAGGAGAAGCAGCCGCCTTTCTGCGTAAATATTCCGTGTAGGACATTTGTGGAATACCGCGATTTTAATTACAATAGGTCAACATGAGTGAGCATCATTCGACGACAGCACATACGAGTAATTCCGATATCATCAAGCGCCTTACCTTCCGCAGATTTTACAGTTGTTGGAGTTAAATAATCCATTTCAGCAGTTTCTGACTTTCCTTCTTTCTTTCGGTGTTCCTTTACCTTCTCTAAATACATCTTCCAGCGGCTAGAAATCCAAGGATTGTTACAACTAAAACAGCGAACAGGAATAATCATTTTCTTATTCCTATTCCTGCTATTTGTTTGTAGATTCGTTTTTCGTATAAAAAGATAAGCATGACAAACGATATTTTATACGCACTTGGAGTTTTGGTTCTATTCGTGGGCGTAATCGCAAACCAGTCTTTTGGTGAGCCTATTCTTGAGGGACTCCTGTCTTTGAGTCGTCCAGGCGCGACTGTTCTTCTTTTGACTGTTATTGTCTATTTGTACATCCAGCGTCTCATCTTTACTGCCATCGCAGTAGCTGTCGTAGTTATGTTCTTACTTAAGGACGTATGGACAAATTGGGTGCGATCAGATGCGCGTCGCCTGTACTTGGACATTGGTCGCGATCAATCAAGGTTTGAGGCACAAAATAGTATCGACATTCAATTTGCCAACGGAATGGCAACTCATGCGAAACCAAAAATGTTACACGCTGATCGCGATGCGAGTCCTTTACTGGTGTATCCGCCTTCGTCTCAAACGTTAGCAGATATGTGTGGTGTTTGATTACCATGTTTTTGCTAGTTCACTCACTGACCAGTATTCAGAAATACCATTCGCAAATTGACGATGAATAATGTAGGGTAGTTTGCGCTCGAGAACTTCACGCTCTGCGACTGTCCAAACAAATTGAGAAGAAGAAGTTACAATTCCGTCTAACGAAATAAGCGGTTTCGCACCTTCTGCCAATTGCTGTGCTCTTGTTCCGATCAAAGCTGTCCACTCATATTTCGTAAAGTAGGGTAGTGTAATACGCGTACTCTTCTCAAGATTCTCTTTTACTGCCTCCCGAGTTACCGGTAGTACCTCAGGATGTAGAACGCGAGATTCAAAACGTACTGTCTCCATTTATGTACTTTCTACTGATTTCTTTAGATGAGATTCGTTTTTAATTTCTACAATAAGTTTAATGGCAAAACGTGACCAAACATATTTAATACTTGGTGTACTAGCTTTGATTGTAGTAGTCGTTCTGGTAATGAATAAACCCACATCGGTTGTTATAGCAGACAGTCCTATAAAGTTTGATTCTGTGCGTAAGCATCCGTTTGATGTGTTTGCGGATCCCTATCATCCGCCTGAAAGAGAAAATCCCTATTTGTTTGGAAGAGATTACAATTATCAGCAAGTGGGAATCTTGAAAGGACTTTCTGGTATGCTGCCACTATTTGGAAGACCTTCTGTAAACTCTTCCAGTAAGTGGGAATATTATACGATGACAGATGGATTGAAACTCCCCATTTCTTTAGGCGGAAAGGCGTGTAATTCTGACACAGGTTGTAATGAAATGCTGAGCGGCAACGGAGATGAAGTAGATGTTCTTGGATTAGGAAAATTGACCTCCTTCATTTATGATACCAAACAGCTACGTCGTTAATGGCGACGACGTCCGGCTACTGCCATGTAAGCGGTGTTATACTGTTTGTATAGAGCGGTAAGAATAGTCAAAACAATCAATCCACCGTTTACAAATGACGTTACTTTTACGGTTGTGATAAATGTGTTGTATTCGTCTGCCCAAGAAGGCTTGGTTCCTTTCCATTCGGATTGAATTTTGGGGTCCAAGTTGAAGACTAAATAAAGTAAGTACACCCAAGTTCCAGCTATCAGCAAATTAAACAAAATAATCAGCCACGCGCTCATTTGTGTTATCCAAATATTTAACGACGACCACCCAAATAATATGAAGGGCGAACAGAGTGTTTAATTAGTAAAGCAACCATCTGTAAAACACCCACAACTACAGACGCTATAGCTCCATTGTATGAATATGTAACGTAATTGTTAATATCACTCCCGATTGAGTCAACTCCTCCAGACGTGTCTCCTATCAAAGTTGCCTTTTGTTGATTCGCAACTTTTTGTGGCATTCCAAGCAATGAATTCAAATCATCTTTGATAGCAGTTCGAGTTGCGATTACAAGAGAACCGTACGCTATGAGAACTATCGCACCCGTAAAGATAATAATGTCAGGACCCAAATCACGCATTTAATTTTAACTCAGGAAACATTCTAAGTACAAATGTGGAAGGGATCTGATGGTATTGGCAGTATTGAACTTCTTCATTCAATGGGTGACGATTTGATGGTTGTAAACGCAGCTCGTGTTTCGTTTAACAAGGAGTCAAAACAACTAACGAATGGGGATACCAAACTTATTCAGTATCTCGCAAAGCATGATCATATTTCACCTTTTTTTCATCCACAAATTCAATTTCGTATCAAGATGCCTATTTTCGTAGCGCGTGAGTGGTATCGTCACCAAATTGGGTTCTCGCGAAATGAAGTAAGTCGCCGATATGTAGATTCAGTTCCCGAATGCTGGATTCCAAGTTCGGATCAACTTCGTGAGCGTGATCCAAAGCTCAAGCAGGGAAGCAAAGAAACAGCCGTTCAAAATGCTGAAACTCTTCATGAAAAAATTGATCAGGAGGCAGTCAAATGTGTTCAGCTATACACTGATCTTCTTGACCAGGGTGTAGCTCCGGAAATTGCTAGAACTGTGTTGCCTCAATCTATGTATACTGAATTCATTGAAACGGGATCACTGGCAGCCTATGCTCGTTTGTATAAACTTCGAACTTCTCCCGACGCACAGCGTGAAATTCAGGCATATGCCAGGGCTATCGGCGAGCTCCTTTCTTCACGGTTCCCCGTTTCTTGGAGCGCCTTAACTTCTTCCGGCGAATAGTACGACCTCCTAAACGCCCAGGTTTCAGAGAGGCTAGCAATGTGGATGCTGATTCATTCAATGGAAAATTTAGGTTTACAAATCGGAAAAAATAGTGAACGCCTGTTGTTTCATCGGTTAAGTGAATGGATTGTAAAACTTCTGCTCCAGTCGGGACCCCATGTTGTCCTTGAGCATCATAGTTCGGATCCCTACTAATTGATATGTGATAGAGATCAGAGTATGCTCCGGCCGCGTTTCGGTTTGTCAGTCCGATAATCACAAAATTTTCTGTATAATTTATTTTTAATCTTAAATTGTCATCAAGTGCTCGCAAATTGCCAAGAAGTTGTTGATACCGAATTTGTCCTCCAAAATAGTTTACTGAAAAATGGAGAACACGATTTGCGGCGTTCATTCCAGGAAAATACGTTGTCAAAAATCGTTGAGCTTGTCCAGCAGGATTAGTTGGTTCTGAATTTCCAACTAATGTTGTTGCCTTTATTTCTAAACGACGAGCTGGCTGAATTGAGTCCACGTAAGATACAAGGCCATTTACCAGAGCAGTATAATCATTTCCGTGTACACTTTTCAATTGGTCCAGCGTTCTAAAAAGAATGTGTGAGGCATCCTTTATGTCGATAGGTGGTAGCGCAGCCATTACTTTCTCTTTTGAGTAAAAAGTTTTGGCTTCCTGCCTTTACATTTTATCGTTTTCAAAGTCCTTTTTTGAGGCCACAAAATTGAACGCGTACAAATAGCGATTGCCGCACCTTCTTTGGAGGGCGCCAACCCCTTGCGTAGCTTTATTTTGCGTTTCACACTTTTGATACAATCACACATACGTTGTGCCTGTGTTCTGCCCATTACTTCATTCCCGCATTTTGTTTCCAAGTTGTGTTACAGTTGACACATTGATACATCCAAATCGCATACCTCTCATTCAATTCGACAGGAACAATATCGGGGGTCGCAGAGCCTGTACGAGAAGGACACTCGCTATTTGGGCAAATAATGTTGGTCAAGTGATCGAGTGTGGGATCATACTTCAAATAAGGGTTCATCACTAGACGAACTGATTTGTCCTCACGAAGAGAGTGCTCGTACACAATTGGATTGTCGCGCTTGATAATTTCCTTGTACTCACACTTTCGGCAACTTTGAACCGCCGTCTTTACTCCATCAATGACTTCTTCATCAATGGGATAGAGCATGTTTCGGCAAGCAGGACAGAACTTCATTCTTTACTTGTATTCTGGCTTACATTGTAAATTCCATTTTATACCAAATGGACGCAGCACTTATAGGGGGAGTAATAGGTGGCGGAATCATAATTTGGTGTTTGCTTTTTAAAATGCTGTACGACCGTGTTGTTGAAAAAATGGCAAAAAGGCCGTTCGTTCAAAATGGATAGATCGCCAAATAATTGTCTTGGAACTACATACTCATGGAATCAAAGAGACGTCTACAGAATTTTCTGGAAAACCATCGCAGTGACGGAATTCTCAGCCACACTTCTATGGACAAGGGTAAATTCTTCATTCCAGAGGAAGATATGACTGAATTTTATGATCTCTACGTTAAGGCTTTGTTGGACGACAATCGTCTTTATCTAACAGAAAAGCCTCGTGAAATTGGTCCTCTTCGGGTGGATCTCGATTTCATTTACGAACAGAAGATTGAAAAACATCTTCATACTCAGGAGCAGGTTTCAGCTTTTGCGAAGGCATATATGGACATGATGAAACAATACTTGGTGCTGGGAGAGATGACTGATGTTTATGTCATGGAAAAGCGCAGACCCACATTTGATGCGAAAAAGCAGAGATACAAATCGGGCATTCACATTGTGGTTCCCGCCGTTTGTACTTCAAAGTTTGTGGAACAGAGTGTTCGCCGAGCTCTACTGAAACGTATGGACGAATTCTTTCCAGGACTTCCACTCAAGGATCCCTGGGACAAAGTTTATGATGAACAGGTACTCAATCGCTCACAGCAGTGGACTTTGTATGGTTCACGAAAGACTGACGAAGATGCTCTTCCTTACAAAATCGCGTACATCCTGAAGTACGACGGGAATGCTATGGACGTTCGCAATAACATTCCAGAAGTAACCGTAGACTTTATGAGGTTCTTATCTTTGCGTGAAGAGAAGCCGGAAACGCCAATGACAGAAGAAGGCAAGGCGTTGTATGGAGACACAAAAACAAAAAGCAAAGACGATGTGCGTATTTCGGGTGGAAAGCCTCGTGTGGGTCGCCCAAATCAGCGATCCGAAAAACCTGGTTCACGTGCTTCTTCTCCCAATGGACGTATCTTCATTCAGCTGGATCCTGAAAAGAGAGAGTACCTCAAGGCGCATATTCTGAACTTGAATCCCGCAAGAGCAGATGATTACAATTCTTGGGTACAAGTTGCGATTTGTCTACACAATATTCACCCTGATTTGCTTGATGTATTTCTGGACTTCAGTTCCCAAAATGAAGAGAAGTACAACGAGGCAGATTGTGTTCAAAAGTGGAATTCGCTAACGTTCCGCAATGATGGAGATCGTCTGGGTGAAGGAACTCTGCGTTACTGGTCTCGCGAGGATGATCGTGAAGGGTATGACGAAATTGAAAAGAACAATGTAGACAGACTTGTAAGCTCTGCCAAAAGTTGTACAGAGCATGATGTGGCTTCCGTAATTTATGCGAAGTTCCGCGACAATTATAAGTGCTGTGATTTCAAGAACAACATTTGGTATCGCTGGACCGGACACATTTGGCGTGAAACTGATTGTGGAGTTGATTTGCTGATGAAGCTTTCAAAGCAGGTAGCAGACATCTTCTTCAAGAAGGAAGCGGCTATCATGAAGGAAATGAGTGATCGCGAGCTTACGGAATGTAATGGAGAAAAGGAGGGAAAACAGGATTGTGGTGTTTGCGAATATTGTAAGATGGAAGCAGAAAAGGTTGATTATCACAGAGTGTTTACTCGGCTCAAGATGACTTCATTCAAAGCAAATGTTATGAAGGAATGTCGCGAGTTGTTCTTCGATGAAGAGTTCAACAAGAAAATTGATGCGAACAAAGAATTGATAGCGTTCAACAATGGAGTGCTTGATATGACGACTGAAAACTTCACATTTCGCGATGGTAAACCCGAAGATTACATTTCGTTCAGTACTGGAATTGATTACGATCCTGCTCGGCAGTATTATGAGTATCCGGCTTGGCCAGAAGTAGAAATGTTTATCAAGAAAGTTTTGCCCGACAAGGAAGTTCGAGATTACTTTATGAAACACTTGGCTACCAACATTCTGGGTGGCAACACGGCACAGAAGTTTCACATTCTTACAGGATCTGGATCAAATGGGAAATCAATGATCATGAATTTGATGGCTAAGGCACTGGGTGATTATTCTTGTACAGTACCAATTTCACTCTTTACCCAGAAGAGAAAGAGTTCTGGTTCCGCAGCTCCAGAAGTAGCCCGATTGAAAGGAAGACGATTCGTAACAATGCAGGAACCTGATGAGTCTATCGCGCTCAACACGGGTCTCATGAAGGAGATTACTTCAGGTGAAAAAGTGTATGCCCGTGATTTGTTCAAGTCTGGTTCAGAATTTGAAATTCAAGCCAAGTTTCATTTGGCATGTAACGAAAAGCCGAAGATCAATACGACAGATGGAGGTACCTGGAGACGACTTGTTGTTATCAATTTCACATCAAAGTTCGTTCCTACACCTGTAGCACAAAATGAGTTTCCGCTTGATGAATCAATCCAATTCAAGGTTGCCACAGTAGAATGGGCAACTCCATTCCTCGCATATATGGTAGATATTCTCAAGCAAGGAAAGGGTCTTCGCAAGTTGCCTGCTCCCCAGAAGGTTTTGGAATACACATCTGAATACCGTAATGAAAACGATGGAATTTCAAGGTTTATGACTGAAAAGATTAGCGCATGTGAAAAAGAAGAACAAGAAGTAGCTGTTGATCGCACTACACTGCGCCGAGTTTTCAAGCAGTGGAGAGATGAAAATGATCAGAAGAGTTTGTCTGTGGCTGAGCTGGAAAAGAGGATTGAACTTCAATATGGAAAGATTCCAAAAAATGGTTGGTCAAACTTCAAAATCGAAGTTTAGCGACCACCACGGCCACCACCGAGAGGAGCATACTCACGGAGAAGAGGGAGCGTCATGGAAACGACGAAGTATGCGATGAGAACTTGGAGAGTAGCTGCGATCACGTCACCAATCGCGAGCTTAACGGGGCCAACTTGTACCGTGATTTTTTCAAGACTTTGTTGGACACCGGGGATGGCGGCGGCGATGATAGGGGTTACAAGGTCCTTGGTGATAGAATCGAAGAACTTGTGGAGAACCATACCGATGTAGATAGCTACGGCAAAAGTAGTTACGGCAGTCATTTTTAACTTAACACTTAGATTCTTTTTTACGAATACTATAAATGAATAATTTGGATAAAAGCACTATCCTTAAAGGATATTTGAAAATCACTAAAGTTTTACATAGTGGACGTATAGTAGTAGGACATTATTCTCTTCAAGCAATTTGGCAATTAGAACCGCGTATTTTTGGAAAAGGAGATATCCTATCCATAGGACGAATAAATAGATTTATTATAAAAAATTTTCTCAAGAATAGACCTGAATTATACAATCTCAGTGCTATAGATCTAGAAAAATTACTAACTTTTGATAAAAATTTTGGAAAGTATAGAGGTATCGCAAGTATAACAATACAACCAGCTAGTGTTTGTAAAAAATATTATCCAAATGTTGGTGTTGAGTTAGCTCCGGTATGTAAAGAAATATTTGACTTGACAAATAAAGAAGATCCTATAGAAATACCTATACAAAAAGATAACGTTCTTGTAGATAAGGATTCGGAAGATTTAGAACATTATTTTTACAGTGTAATGCGTCCAATGAACACAGTAAAATTAGCATCTGCGTCTATAGTATTTCTACCCCCATCAAAAGCCAAAGATATTGGTCGCGGAGACGATATTCCAGGAGCTTCGCGTGGTCTTGCGCCTCCTCCTGGTGTTGCGCCTCCCGTGCCTGCTCTTTCTCCTGCTGCGCCTCCTCCTGTTTCTGATGATTGTGAAGATTTAGAAAAGCTACTTAAAACTAAAGGTGGAAATAGAAAAGGTAGCATTCATTCTAATAAGTTAAAGTCAGGAAAACACACATACAAACGAAGAATAAATAACAAAAAAACTAGGAAGTCTCGCAGATAATTATTTTAAAGTAAAAAATGTAATGGACACCAGATTCTGGGGCCCAAGTGGATGGCAACTCATCCACTTGATAGCGTTTCGATCACCACAACCACAAGAGTTTCTTCTTATGCTGAAAGATGTGCTTCCCTGTCGATTTTGTCGAGAAAGTACGGCTCAATATACGAAAGAACTCCCTATGATACGAGACACGGGAAAGTGGAGTTACGAATTACACAACAAAGTCAACAACAAATTGAGGACACAATGTAAAGATGACCCCGCTGTTGTTGATCCTGGTGCTGACCCATCCTTTGAAGAAGTAAAAAAGAAATACATGTCTCTAAAACCAACTTCAGTTCCTGGTCGTGATTTTCTATTTTCTATAGCTGTTAATTATCCAGAGGAACCCGAAGAAAAGGACATGGCGATACAACGCACATTCATTCACAAATTAGCAGAAGTATATCCGTTTGAAAACATGCGATCCAAGTTTCAGGAATACTTGGAAAACAACGAAGTTGCTTTGTCATCTCAAAAAACTTACATGAAATGGATGTACGGGTTGCTAAATGAATTGGCTAGCACCATTGGAGCACAAATGCCTACCTACCGTGGATATGTGGCTCGTGTAATGTATTTCAAATCGGGGTGCCAAAAAAAGACATACCGTGGCAAGACGTGTCGTCGGTTACCCAACGGCGCACGAACTAAAAATCGTGATCATCGTCGAACGTTTCGTATTACTCGCGAATCACTTTTATAAATTTTTAAACCATCTGCGAATAGTTTGTGGCTTTCCAAATCTGTCTACACTACAAATAATTCCTTCCCGAGTATTTCTTACAATGCCATTTGGACCGGGGACATCTCTAATTCCTATAAATCTTTGAAAACGCAATTTTCCGCTTTGTAAAAATTCTTGAACTGCCTTATAAACACCTGGCCAAACACCATAATCGTCAAAAATGATGTACTTCAAATTTTTGAATTGTTTCAAAGAATTCACAATATCAGATCTACACGTTTGATATTGATGATTTGCGTCTATAAAGCACACGTCTATATCTTCTGGTAACACACTCCAAGATTCTTTATATATATCAAGATTTACGTATGTAACATTCGTCCTATCTTTGTTATAGTTTTTATTAAAGTCTGTCCACTCAATACTGTTGTCAACGGCATAGACATGTGAAAAAATTTTAGAAAGAACACGTGTTGTGTATCCTTTGTGAGACCCAATTTCTGCGATTTTGTAATCCGACTTATCTTCAAAAAAGTTTATAACATCGTATCGCATTTCGTCTGAACACGTCCAAATATCTTGATGAATATTTATATTATCTTCCAAATCCAACTTAATAATGTTCCACCAATATATCATTTTTTGCGATTTGTATTCATAATTTCCAGGTCCTCCTGGAAAGTGATAGATAACTTTTGAGCTTAATATAGAAGGATTATTCTCAACATACAATTTCAATAATTGATTATCGTATTTTTTTTGAGTAAACGCGTTAAACACAATAAATGGTTGGTCTAAACAGTCTGGAATTGGATTTTTCTGAATGGTGACATGTGTATGAATGTGAGTTAATATATCTCCAAACAATTTTTGAATTGTATTACTATTATAAAAATATAAGATACCCGTCGTAAAAGCAGTGGGTAATGGATTTCCATATTTCAATAAGTTGAAAAAGGTAGGTCCTCCGTGATAATCTGTTCCAATGTTTCCCTCTTCTAGCGCATATATTTTATCATTTGATATATCTAAATTTAGAACAATGTTGATATCATTGTTAATCAAAATATCTGTATCTAAATAAAGTATCTTATCGTAGTTAGCAATAGATTCGTATTCAAATATATGTAATCTAGCACATCCTGCTTCAAATAAAGAATGAAAATTTAAAATAAAATACTTAAATGGAAAATCAAATTCAGATAACTCTTTTTGTATAAGTGGTTGAAAATCTGGGGATGTTACAATAAGAATATCTGTTGTTTCCTTGTTTATGTTTCCTTTTTTTATAAGAGATAACGAAAAAAGCTTTAACAACTGAATATAACTTTGTTTATGAAATACGCAAAGATATATCAATTTCATTGTTTATTTTTAGTTTTTTCTTTTAATTCTTCCGTCGCACGAATATGTTTTTGAGAATACTTTCCGTTCTGTCCTTGACCTTTCTGTTTTTGATCCTTCTTTGATTCACGTCGAGTCCTGGGTGGATCCATTTGTATACCATTTAAAAATTTAGATTATTCAAATCCATTTTAATTGTCTTCGTATGAAACACTTGAATCATCATCGTATCCAGCTGAATAGTGCCATTTCATGACATACTTATCTCCATCAATTTCAAACAGCATATCTGGCATTTCTGGAATAGGTTTCTCAGTCCAGAAATCGATGAGACCATCGGATTCATCTCCTCCAAACCCACATTGATAATGACTATGAGTCCCACAGTAGGGTTCAATATATTTCAAACAATGTTTACTAATTTCTTCACAAATAGTGTCCCAATGCTTGTAACCACAATTGTCAAGTTCATAAAAGTGTTCTTGTGGTTCCAAAATTGGATTATTATTTGAGTCGTACACGGAGCCCCAAAACAAACCCGAGTATCCCTCAGAAGTATTTGTTTGAACTATCTTTCCGCATGGAGTCTTAATCCTGTCTGTCTTTGAGGGAGTAAACTTTCCGAAAGGCATTTTAAATTTGTTGTAATTCAATATCTCGTCAAGTTTTAAATCCGTTTTTAGTAGCTTCAAATAATGGATTTGTGGTATCCGGTAATTATTGGAACAGTTATGTTTGTTTACATTCATTCATTCAACCGAATAGCAAGACTCTATTTACAATCGGGCAGAACACTTGCGTGGAATGATTTATTCACGAAAGTGGTCCCTGTATTTGAAGAAAACGGTCCGTATGAGACTCGAACTCACAACCTTCCGGTTAACAGCCGGACGCTCTAACCTTTGAGCTAACGGACCAATTGGTAGGTGTGGGATTCGAACCCACGCGGACTTCTCCACAGGATCTTAAGACCTGCGCCTTAACCACTCGGCCAACCTACCACTCTTACTAGCAAAAAATATGTTTAAATGGAAAAACGTCTCTTCCACAGAGATCGTTTTCCTTTTTTTTTATTTTTTTACATGACTGGAAGATCCTTGTCAAAATTCAAGCAAGACGACACCGGGCCTTCGATAACCTCACCCTTTTTTTCGGTGTAAGGTATGTCGATGAACCACGTGACGCTCTTCTTTTTCTTTTTGGGTTTTGGTGCCTCTACAACGAGTTCAGCCACATAGACCACATCCCTTGTGGATTGATCCATGTAGGCTGGCTCCATCACTTGTAGGCCAGCACAAATAGCATCGGCCACATCCTGATCACCGTAGAGAGCCATAATTTTCTCTCTGAGCTTGAGGGCGGTTTCGACCTCTGGCTCAGCGGGTTTGAAAAGGGCTTTCAACTTTTCGATGAGCGGATGCTTCCGAGGAACTTCAAGTACATCTCCATAAGAAGCCTCGAACGCTGCCATTTTTTGAAATGATCTGCTCGTTCGAGAATACTAGCAATTAATCTAATTTCAAAAGTCCGTTTTGAAGGAAAAAACTACTGTGCGCCGCCGTATTTGAGCCCCCGCTCATACGCCGCCGTTTCGTTTTTCCCCCACTAGATCTCACGCAGGAACTTCCATGACGTGTCCTCCCACGATCACACTAGCTACTCCCGACTTGGGCAGCTTAGGCTTCCTAGTAGCGCGAGACCTGGTCCTCTTGACCATCTCGCCTACCGCAGAAGACCTCTGCCCCAAGAAGAGATCGTTGCTAGTAATCCTACGATCGGAGATCTGTGCGATCTCTACAAGACCGTCCATGGTCTTTTTCAAGTCGTCAACCTTGTCGACCAACCTGAAAAGCTCCTCCATGATTTCATCCGTGGACCTGTTGTCCTTCTCCACAGGAGCCGGCTCCGGCTCCTCGATCGGCACGGGTAAGTAGGAGACAGAGATGCCTCCATCGCTGTCTTCTACCAAGATCACCCGTACGCGACCCGTTTCGCCCTGTTGAACGGCGGGCAGCCCTGATTCCGGAATAACCTTAACGGCTCCGGCGCCGGTCAAACCTTGATTACGGGTGTCGACTCCTTCCCGGGCATTGCGGATGCCAGCCGATGGTTTCTCAATATAAGCCATGAGATTTACTGTTTTGATTTTTAAAAATCCGTTTTACAAATTAAACCTTTTCTTGAAATCAGCTACCGAAGCACGAAAGCTGGGTTTGTTCCAAAGAATGTGTAGGCTCAAAGCACCAGGAGTTGTTGGATCTTTCCAGTTTTCGCCCATTCCACTGTGACGACGTATATATCTTTGCTTACGCGTAGCATCTTTATGCTTCGTATAGTCTGAGTAAGCTCTCTGGCCGAAGGGAACAACTTTTTCGCTTCCATCCGGTTTTATAAATGTAGCATCCCATTTCTTTTCCTTCTTGTGTGAAGGCTTAATAGACTTTAATCGCAAACGTCGAGTTTTCATATTGTATTTTAGGAATAAACTATTAATGGAAGCCTGGTATACCAAAGTTCGCGATATGAAGAATGAAAGTGAAAATACGTATTTGACAAAGCGTTTTACGGATAAAGTTTTTTACGATTTATCGCATGTCCGAATTCGTGATAAGGGAAAATTTAAAAATCGTATGGGCCCAGAATTTGAAAATTGGGTAGCCGGATTGGCAAACGAATATGACAATGATTTGATCAATGCTGTTCTTGGAGATGATGAATTTTGGAACCTAACCCTAAAATTAACGCTCGGTGTATGAAAACGGAACAATATAGACGTATAGTATAGTAAGTATATACAATGGGAGATACTATTATTGGAGTCCAATTCGGTATTGCCAACCCTGACGATATTACCAAACGCAGTGTTGTCGAGGTTGTTACGGATAAGACCTACCTAAGTGGTCAGCCAGCGCCTGGTGGAGTATTTGATGCTCGTTTTGGTGCGATTGAAAATGGTAAGAAGTGTAAGACTTGTGGATATACGAATATCCTCTGTCCTGGTCACTTTGGTCACATTACGTTAGCCCGACCTGTTTATCTTTACCAGTTTCTGGAGTATATCCAGAAGATTCTTCAAATTGTTTGTATGAACTGCTCAAACCCTTATCTTCCTGATGAAGATTTGGAGCGAATTGAAAAGCAGTTTTCTGGAATCAATCGGTTCGATGAAGTTCGTGAGCAAACAAAGAAATATAAGGAGAAGGATTTGAAAGAGTCAGCGGCTTGTCCTCATTGTGGTTCACCTGCGATCAAGAAGATTGATCGTCAGGAAACAACAGTAGCTATCGCACCTCTCGCTTTGGAAGCCAAGTTGTATGACGACGGAGCTCAACCAATTCCTCTTCAACCGGAAATGGTTCTCCGTGCGTTTCAGCGCATGACGGATCGCCACATTGAATTAATTGGATTCAACCCAAAATTCAGTCGCCCCGATTGGATGGTTTGTACGGTTCTAGCTGTACCCCCGCTTTCGGTGCGCCCCTCAGTTATTGACGATAATCAGCGTATGGAAGATGATCTTACACACATGCTGATCAACATTGTGAGATACAACCAAAAGCTGCGTTCACTGATTGATAAGGGTGACTCACGTGATACCATCGACAAGATGACGGGGCTGCTTCAGCATGCCATCGCAACGTATGTGGACAATGACATTTCAGGGCTTCCTCCTTCTCAACAAAGATCGGGGCGACCTTTGAAGACTCTCAAATCACGTTTGGGTGCGAAAACTGGGCGTGTTCGTGGTAACTTGATGGGAAAGCGTGTTGACTTTTCAGCACGGTCTGTAATTACTCCGGATCCCAACATCGAACTTGATGAATTGGGTGTACCGGAAGAAATCGCAAGTAACCTGACTTTCCCGGAAACCGTCACAGCCTACAATCGTGATCGCCTGATGAGCTACGTCCGTAATGGACCAAACCGTCACCCAGGAGCCAAGTCGGTCTTCCTCAAGAATGAGAAGCGATCTGTAAACTTGAAGTTCATCAATCCAGAAATGGTAGACCTAAAAGAGGGAGACATTGTTCATCGTCATCTGATTGACGGAGATGTTGTTCTCTTTAATCGTCAGCCGTCTCTACATAAGGCCTCCATGGAATGCCACCGAATCAAGGTTCTGCCGTATTCTACTTTCCGGCTGAACGTTTCAGCTACAAAACCTTACAACGCTGACTTTGATGGTGACGAAATGAATATGCACGTCCCTCAATCAATCGTGGCGGCTTCCGAGCTGAAATATTTGGCGACTGTTCTTCGTCAGATTATCAGCCCTCGTCGTAACGCGCCAATCATTGGTATTGAGCAGGATACTTTGACTGGAGCTTTCAGAATTTCGAACCCCGACATTCGTGTTCCAGAGCATATTGCTATGAATATTTTATCGCGAACCAAGAAGCCTCTTTCAGTCTTCAAGCGTCGTGGAGAAGCTTATACGGGTCCTCAGCTAATTTCATCTGCTATGCCTCTTGTAAATCACGAAGGTTCTGTGACGATCAAAAATGGAGAACTTGTTAAGGGTCGTCTCACAAAGTCTGCCTTCACAAAAGCTTCAATGGGTATCATTCATATGATTTATAACGAGTTTGGACCTGAACGTTGTGGTCAATTTATCAACGATGTTCAAAACATTGTAACCAAGTTCAATCTGTTTCAGGGGTTCTCGGTCGGAACTTCCGATTTGATCGCAAACGAAGAAACCAATGAAAAAGTTCGTGAGCGTATCGCACAAGGCAAGAAACGTGTGTCTGAAATTTTGTCCGACGTTCACTCGGGTCAGTTTAAGAACGACAGCGGACGCGATGATGGAGATGAGCTTGAAAATCAACTTATGATTGAATTGAATAAAATCGCAGCTGACGTTTCTGACCTTGTTACCAAAAGCATTCCGAAAGAAAATCGTATTCTCCAAATGTCTGGCGATGGAGGCGCAGGATCAAAGGGTGACAAATCAAATATGACCCAAATGGTAGCGCTCCTCGGACAACAAAACGTAGCAGGCAAGCGTGTTCAGTACACACTACAAGATCGTACGCTGCCTCACTTCGCAAAATATGATCACGGTGTGGAATCTCGCGGGTTTGTAGAAAACAGCTTTATTTCAGGAATTCGCCCAGCGGAATTCTTCTTCCACGCTATGTCTGGTCGTGAAGGTTTGATCGACACAGCCGTCAAAACTTCAGATTCAGGGTATATTCAGCGCAAGCTGATGAAGAATATGGAAGATCTTCATGTAGAATATGACGGAACTGTTCGTAACGCAGTAGGAACGATCGTCCAGTTTAATTACGGTGGAGATGGTGTTGACAGCTATGCGATTGAGCAGCAACCTTGTGAACTCGCACTCATGGGTTTGGAAGCAATCTACCGAGAATTCGCAGCGGGAAAGTCTGATTATGAACCAATTTGTAGTGAAAATGTTGGAGAGAATCCTCCGGATATGATTGATCAAATTTTACAGGATCGCGATGTGCTGGTCAAAGATGTATTCCGATACAACAAGTCTGATGAGCTTTTCGCACCAGTTCACATGAAGCGTATTACCGAGAAATACCGTAATCCGTATGCTACTAAGACTAATTTGACACCAGATGTTGTGGTTTCAGAGCTCAACAAAGTGACAAACGATGTTCTCTTTCGGAATAATAAGGTGTTCCAAATTCTTCTGCGTTTCTACTTGGCACCCAAAAAGTCAATTCTCAATTTGAGGCTCAGCAGGGAAATGTTTACCGAACTACTTCGCGAAATTCAGTTTAAGTATATTAAATCACGTGTTCATCCTGGTGAAATGGTTGGAGCTCTGGCGGCTCAATCAATTGGAGAGCCCACCACTCAGCTTACGCTGAACACGTTCCACTCAGCTGGAACTGTAAAGGCAAATGCGACTCAGGGAGTTCCTCGTATTTCAGAACTCTTGTCAGCGACTCCAAACCCCAAGAATCCACTGAACTTCATTTATCTTACCGAAAACATTGCGGGTGATCAAAATTCAGTTCACAGCATGATGAAGGAGCTTCAAAAGACAACTTTGAGAGATATTACTCGGTCTGTGCGTATTTACTATGATCCCGATCCTCTATCTCCGAACACCGCTGTACAAGAAGACGCTGAAATTTTGAAGACATACGAAAAGTTTTCTGTGACACAGGGAATGAGTTGCTCATCTCCCTGGATTCTGCGACTTGAATTGGATCGCCAGGAGATGACAGCTCGCCAAGTGATTGATATGACAAAAATCGCAACAGCTATTCAAAATAATCGATCAATTCGTGCGTTTGAATGTATCCCCAGCGATATGAATAGTCCCGATAAGTTGATCATGCGTATCATGTTCTCGCCAGAAACTGTCAAGAATGCTCTGTCTCTCCGATTTATTGAAGATAAACTGCTGGACACCATTCTGACGGGAGTAGACGGAATCGGTCGTGCGATTCCTACCGAAATAAACAAGGAGTTGGTTTATGATCCTCGTGTAGGTGGATACACGAACATGAAGCAATACATTCTGACTGTTGAAGGCACCAATCTTCTCGATATTTCAACGAAGGCAAATACGGATCCCTACAAGTCATTTTCAAACGATGTTCATGAAGTCCTGGAAGTCTTCGGAATTGAAACGGCGCGAATCATGCTGTTTGAGGAATTCATGGAAGTCTTTACTCGTGAATTCGTAAACTACCACCACATGATTACGCTGATTGATTCAATGACCGCCCCAGGTTATATTCTTTCAGCTGATCGCGCGGGTGTCAACAAGAATGAAGATATGGGTGTTCTTGCCAAGTCTTCTTTCGAGGAAACGGCCAAACATCTGTTTAACGCTGCGATTTCGGCAGACTACGACAATATGCGTGGTGTTTCGGCAAATATCATGTTTGGACAGAAGCCTCCTTGTGGCACCGGATTTGTCGATATCCTGATCGACGAAACGAAGCTCCCGGAAGGCGCTGACGAAGATGTGTCTGTCTTTGACGCTGATTTGAAGGCTGCGAATGATAAGGTTGAGCAAATGGAAAAGGCAGAAGGCACTATCAAGATGGAAGATCTTGCTATGGACTGGTAAAAATGGATTTTGGTACAAAACAATTTTTGAATGGCAGACAAAATGGCAATTGTAGATTATAACTATCGCAAGACTAAGACTGAAATCAACGAAATCCTGAAAAATATTCAGGAGAATGAAATTACTCCAGAACTTCTTCTTATGATCGATTATGCCTACTACAATACAGACCCAGATTATGATGACGGACTCAGTTTTCTAGACCGTCTTCATCGGAAGCTGTCAATGTATTTCCAGATTCAGTGGAATGTCAAAAATTTGAAGAAATTGGTTCGGAATTCAAACAATCATTCTTCGACATTCATAGATATCTTGAACGAAATTTTGGATTCTGAAATGATTGAATGCTATGGTGTTTAAAGATTGGACACCAAACATTTTTAAATGGATTCAATTGTTAGTTCGGTAATAGAAAAGTTCAAGCAGCGCTCTGAATTTGGCCAGCGAAAATACGGCACAAATTTAGATCGTAAAGATTTAACTTTTTTACAGTGGGCTAATCACATGCAAGAAGAATTGATGGATGCTATTCTGTATCTAGAAAAGCTCAAAAAGGAACACACTCCAGATGTTTCAATGAAGACCGATTAATTGCTGTAAGCAAGACCGGCCATACCGCTCATGATGCGGAGGATGTTGTAGTTGACCGCATAAACACGAACGTTCCATGACGCATCAACATTCACAAGCTCACCATCAGAATAAGAATCCGACACAGGAATAGCACCACTGAGGTTCATCACGATCGTAGCGGTGTCAATTCGAGAGAAGTTGCAAGTGCCAGAAGGCTGGTGCTCTTCGGGGCGGAGAGCGAAGGAATACATATAAGCACCATTTTGATTTCCAATCATAACATCTTCGTCATCAAGATCTGGAAGTCCATCTGACGCGGATTTCACAACATTGAACGAACCTGTATGGTGCTGATACGGCTGAACACGATTGTAATAATCACCATAACGCTTATCTAGGCGATCCTGTCCGTTGATTTGAATCCACTGCTCATAAACAGCAGGTTGATCATAAGTAAATGGTCGTAAGCGGGACTCTCCCCATTCAGCGGCCAGTGAGCAGTTGGTGTAGCTCGCAGGCTGGACGACCCAAACAAGTTCCTTCACGGGGTGGTTGAACGTTAAGTCAATACGGTTGTTGTATGACGAAACTCCCTTATCTTCGTTAAACTGTGTTTGCTCAATGAGATACTCATGGCTTTGTTGAGCCATACGACGACGCTCCTCGACATCTAGGTAGATGTAATCGACATAAATGGCAGCTTGAATAGGACCAGGGAGATCAGTATCCTCGAAGTCTCCCTTGATAAACTCCTGCTTGTTCCAGAGAAGGTTGATCTTGACTTCGTGATACTGGAGTGCGATAAGTGGAAGAGCAGCACCTGGGTTCTTAGTAAAGAAGAAGTAAAGCGGTACATAAAGAATTGTAGGAAGAGAAGGCTTGCCATTTCCAGAATTACACTGAGTGGCTGCGGGAACAGTATAAGTTAAATCGTCATCGTTGAATCCAACCATGTTGTGAAGCTTCAGTCCTTGTTGGAAAGAAGAAGAAAGGCAGTCCCAGAGGAACAGCCACTCACTGTAAAGGCGATCAATTAATTGACCACCGATTTCAAGTTCAGCATATCGAATTAAATTATAACCACCTCGGTATTGATCATTATTAAAATCGCCTGGGGGCATCACAACCTCTAGATATGTAGAATAGAGTAAGTCAGCGTGACGACCAATTACAGCTGACTGCTTGGTGCCCCAGTTGGGTTGACCAGTGAAGTTAATCCTGAACGGCTCCATGGCGAAGTTTGTGTGGCGCTTGTAAAGTCCTTTCCAAAACGTAATCTGAGGATTCCCACTTAAATAAGCATCCTGAGCTCCGTATGCGACGAGTTGAAGTAAACCGCCTCCCATTTGTCTTTATATGTTAGTGATAATCAATTTTTTACTTGCGGCCGTGGCGCTTGTTTTTGCGAGTGTGGCGACGACCTCCCATTGAAGGAGTAGAAGGAGTAGAAGGAGTAGAAGGAGTAGAAGGAGCTTCTGAATCACCATTGGCACCACCCTTCTTCCAACTCTTCTTGGCCTCTTTAATTACCTGCCCAAGCCCCTTGCCCTTGGCATAGGTGCCCTTCTTCTTCATCTGTTTCATCGTCTTCTTTACGTGCGTTATCCAAGCGTTTGCCATTTTTATATTCTATATGTGAGAAATTACGCATCTTCACTGGAAGATTCAGGTGAAATGGTTGACACAGAAACTTCTACAACAGGCTCGACGACAGGTACAAAAATAGGTAGAAAAACTTCTACAGCAGGCTTTACTTGTTGAACAATTTTTGAACTAGAACCTGTGGGTTTTCTTGTTTGTTTACTCCAGGGGAACACCATTTTAATTAAATCCAGAAATTAGATCGTTACGTTATAAATTGGGCTTATCTTTTGCATTGGTTGGAAAGAAAGGTTTGGATCAGGCAATGTTGGTTGTTTGTATTTCTTGGGCTTGAGTGGACGCAATCCGTCTGGTTTCAGAACCAAACTGTTTTCCTGGAATTCGGAAACGTACAACTCCATCATGCTGTCGACCGATCCGTAATTCATCATGATCCACTGGCAACCGTATGTCAATAAAATTTGAGGATTGCTGTTTACCAAATCAGAACCAATGTCGGGGACAACCATCGTAATGTGGCTACGGTTGTAATCAATGATTTCGTTTGGATCGTGAGGTTGAGAAGCTTGAGTATACGTCATGCGACGCAAATGAGATGTTGACCATGACAAATTTACTAATTCTTCCATCAGTGTTCCTTTCATGGGACCCCCGCTTACGATAACTAATTTGCGCTGAAGATTACATACAGGTTCCACAGCTAAATTCTTACGTTGATATGCGTATGTTTCATCAAGCATGTATTGCCGGCACGTTGTTTTCAAAATTTCAGCACAAGCATTTATTACTTCTGTCCTGTCTGTATGGAATACCAAACTGAGTACAAAGGGATCACTAGAAACTGGACAAGAAATGCTATTAAAAGCACTGTTTGCAATAGAAACGCAGCAAGCATCAAATGACACGGTGTTGTACGCATAGTCTGTTCCTAGTCTCTGATTTTTTAATCCAACCACAGGTTTTCCGGCATCATCCGAGTAAATGTCCAGTTCAACAAGTCGAGCACCCGCACGAATTACCATAGGAAGAATTTGATCAGAAACATAATCAAAAACTTGAGCCCCCGGAAAAACAGAGTAAGAAGAAGACGCCATATAGTAGTCGCACAGGCGATACGGTTGGGACGTAGGACAACCTAGAGGGCCTAATTTTGTTACTTGTTCATACGCATCAAACGTAGGTTTTGCTCTCGACACTGTGCCAGCTGCTGTTTTGGAAAAAGCAGAATATACAGCATAAGCTATTCCGATTACAACCAGGAATCCTGCTATTACCAAAAAGGTTCCCGAATAGTTTGAAAAAAATCCCTTTGCTTTGTCGAGAACAGAAGGTGTAGGTAAAGATGAACTGTCAGCCATTATTTCTTACCAACACGAAATAACATACCGCGGAAACCACGAACTACCTGATCAGGAATACGAGTTTCCATGGGGATTCCCAGTAGACAACAGAAGTGAAAGTACAGACAGTACATTCCGCATTCCGAATCTTCATACTGGTGCCTCGTTTTGTTGTAACTCGTTGTCATGGGAGACGAATGGACTCCTGATTCCATCCACTGATCTCTCCAGCGTTTCATTAAAACTTGAATTTCTTTTTCAGGTTTTTGAGAGTATGAATCAAAGTACGTAATACGGGGGTGCTCAAATTCGGGGCCAATATCGCAAAAGACAGCTACCCAATGTTTTCCAGGACCAGTACTGACATCTGTATTGAATACAATTCCGATTTGAGTATAACCCTTGTTGTATAATGTTTTCAAGTCAAGCGAGCACAGCGAGCTTACCAAACATTTTCCAGTTTCGGACTTTGAATCAAAATCAATTGGAAATGTTCCCACGTAATGATATTTTGGAAAAATTTTCATAAACTGTTTTTCTACGTGCTCAATATCGTCGGTGGACAACCATTCTTCGGGATTCACAATCCAGGAATCGGGGGCCTTGGGCTTTGAAAGCATGGAAGTAATGATACATTCTGACGTACCTGCCTTACAATGTTCGTGAAACCGTTTTTTTAATTCGGCCCACGTAGATTCCATGGAGCCAGCTGGAATAGGTGATTCGGAAGAGTGTTCTTTGTTGTACACCTGGCGCAGGTGCTCAACTTCGTCTTTGTCGAGATACATGTCTCTATTACTTTTCAAAACGGATTATGTTTAACAACATTTTGTAAACAGCACAAACATGGAGGAACTTCGTCGTAGTATGCGCAATTTTAGGCAGCTGGATGATGCTATTCGTGAACTTAACAAACAAGCCAACAACCTTCGTGAGCAGCGAAAGATTGTTGAATTAGAGCTTGGAGATATCTTGAAGGATCCTCAATTTCAGGCATACAGTATGCTAAAAGTTGAGGATGACGGATCTACAATTAAGGTTCAGCGTCCAAACACTTGGTACAAACCTTGGTCTCTTTCAAAACGTGATTTACAAAACTACATTGATCACTACTTTGAGAACGCGGGGCAAAACGCAAACCGCGAAGACTGTTTCAAGTTTATTCTAGAGCAGCAGAAGCTTTCTTCTGTAGCCGATGAGTTTAAGCTTGTTCGGATTGTTGCCAATGATAAAGATGCGGAGTAAAATAAGTTCTTCCCTAATTTTTAAATTTTAGAAAAACGGACTATAATGTTTAAACACAAATAAACAAAAAAAGCATGGTAGAGCAAGTAGTTTATAATCCTTACAATTCAAAGAATCGCTTGTTTCGGAAATCCGAAATCCAAGCCATTCTTTCAAATACGAGATTCACAGTTCAAAATTGTGATTTATACCAGACCGCAATGGTACATTCATCATACGTAAAACGATCAGAGTACCAAACGCCAACAGGAGAGCCGACCACACTAGCGGACCGCCCCGATAATTGTTTGGAGCTGTTTGAGGAATCGTACGAACGATTGGAGCATTTAGGTGACTCAGTATTAGGCGTCGTTGTTTCTTCATATTTGTTCAAGCGCTTCCCTGGTGAAAATGAGGGATTCTACACAAACTTGAAGAAAGAGATTGTTTGTAACGAAATGCTTGGAGCGCTAAGTCAGAAAATTGGTCTTGACAAGTTCTACATCATTTCAAAGCACAACGAGGATATTTGTAGGGGTCGCACAAACAATAAAAAATTGGGCGATATCCTGGAGGCATTCATTGGTGCGCTCTGGCTGGATAGCAACTACAACTTTCAAGTTGTGTACAAATTTATTGTTGGATTGATTGAGTCAAATATCAATATTCCAAAAATACTGATGAACAACCGGAACTACAAGGATCAGCTACAGAAGCTGTATCAAGGAAAGTTTCATTATACACCGACTTACAAAATGCTCTCATCGTCTATGAATTCATACACGATGGCAGCGATTGATAAAAATGGCGATCATCTTGGTGTTGGAACAGCTCCAACTAAGAAACAGGCAGAACAACTGGCAGCCAAAGAGGCTTTAACTCAGTTCAACTAATATTGCCTATTCAAAAAATTTTTACATCAGCATTGTTTTCTTTTCTCGCGGGAGTCGGCGTACCAAAAGTTCGCGAGCTGTTCCGCCAATAGACATATCTTCGGCTCCTTCAGGGATTCCTTCGATGGATCTCAAAATTTCGGCTGCGCGCTGTGGCTCATCAGCCAGGTGCATCAAAATTTGTGTACGAATCAAGTTGCGTCTCAGCGGAGGACGAGAAGTTCGAACTGTGCGACTGATGGTTCCAACACCATTGCCTTCTAGAGCAAAATTGTCCACCTCGTTATCTTTCATGAAGGCCAGAATGTTGCTTGAAATGCGAGACTTCTGATCACGAAGACTCTTAATTTGCGCACGAAGTTGACGCTCCTGATCGTCAAGAGTAATCCACTCCTTCAAACTTTCGCGGACTTGTTCCGTCTTGTCATCGGCCATTTGCTGTATTTACGTCTCTGCGTTGAAAATCGCTTACCACCCGCAGCTGGAGCTGCCGTAGGAATTGCCGGCAGTCTTGCTTGAAGCTCTTTTGTAGCCCGACTTTGTAATTCAGCAGTAGACGTGGGGACTCCACGTTTTTGTAGTTCAGCGATTCCTCGAGCTTTAGCTTGTTCTTGTAATTCAGCAGTAGACGTTGGGACTCCACGTTTTTTAGCTTCCTCTACAAGACGAGCTTGCGCCTTTGCTTGGGCTTCTTCCACGGATGTGGGGATACCCCGTTTTTGAAGTTCAGCCATTCCTCGCGCCTTGACATCCTGCTGAATATTTTCAATTGAAAAAGATTTTCTAGGTTGACCCGTCACATATTCACTCACAAACGGAAGATACCCGGCTACCTCCGGATGTTTCTTCAAATTTTCAACTTGGTGCTCCATTTGAGTTAATCCTTTACCAAGAGCTGAACCCATAATGGGGATGGCATTTGCTAGGTGCGCGAATCCTTGACCTAAATCTTGCTCACCCAAAGAAATTAAAGATGCTATTCCAGCAGCCAGAGCAGTAAGAGGCGCTATAAACGCAGCCCCAACAGGTCCACCTATACCTTCGGCTACATCACCAGCGATTGTAACTCCTGTTTCAGTGGCACTATGTAAAGCTCCAATCAACAAATCTCCAAGAGGAACTCTTTCTTTGACAAGTCTTACAGGACTGGTTGCCAATTGGTATACATAATTGACAACCGATTTCACACTTTCTGGAACGAATGTTGTAGCGTAATCAACACCCTGTTTTGCTACATGATCTGTAAAAGGATACTTTGAGGCACCTCCTTTTTTCTTCAAAGATTTAAATACCGATTTAGCTTGCTCCTCTGTGAAGACTGGCTGTTTTTTAGCTGAATCTAAAAAGGTAGAATCACGAATTTGCTTTGGGCTTGAAAAATTGGAAGACTTTAAAAAAGCGTATAAACTCATGAGCTTAACAGTATTTTTTGCGATGTCCTGTGCCTTCAACTTTCGTTTAAGGACATCATAAACTTTTTGTTCACGACTTGTGAACGGTGAGTTGTAAACCCATACCATTATATTATAGTTTCCATTTCTTATCACACTCCAAGCAAGTAATGAACTTTGTCATAGGTTCGTCGGCAGATCGAGTTTGAAGTTGGAACTCTTCGCATTTGGTTTCTTTCTTACAACTCCTACAGTAGCGACGAACAGATCCAGCCATATTTCGAGAATACAGCTTCTTTTCCAATTCAATCACTTTCTGTATCGTTTCTTTCCATCTAGCTGGACACACATCTACCGCATTCATTTCAATAAAGTCTTTTGGAGTTATTTCACCTGACTGAATTTTTGAGCACCACTGTTGATCATTTTGTACATAGCTTTCTTGTCCACGCAAATTTTCATAAATAGACATAGCCTTGTTTCGATACATATTCCAGAAAACACGATTCCCCCAATCTACGTCAATTCCATCTTGAATAGCATATTTTTGCGTGTGTTGAAGAAGTGCCAGTTCAAGCTGTTGAGCCAACAACAAATTTTTCAGGAGTTCGTTAAAGTTTTCGATTACCTTATCACGAATCGCACAATCTACGTATACGTTTTTTGTTTTGGCACTCTGTTTTACTGTTGTTTGTACTGGTTTTTGCGGCACAACTTCTTCTTCTTCAACTTCAACATCATCTGGTTGTACATCCTCCTCATCATCTACATCTTCGCTTTCTTCTACGTTTTCATCTTCCGCTTCTTCTACATCAAACGTCCATTCGGCATACAATGTTTCATATTCGTCTGATTTCAAATTTACATAAGAAGTAGCAGATTTTTCGTAGTCATCCTGATCTTCAGATTCGGTAGCCAGAACAACAATGTTTCCAGTATAAGTTTCTTCATCAAAAGGACTTGGAAGCATATGCTGGTTAACATTTTCTTCATCTTCAGAAATACAGGCAAACATGCTCAGCCAGCGAGTTTCTTTTGTTGGGTCTTGAATTTTTCCTTGAAATTGAATACCGTTATTTTTATATTTTTTACGAATCCAATCGAGAACGTCATTTGTTTTCACTGGAACCGTAAGTTCTCCAACCGTTCCATTGATAGCAATAACTACTCCGTTGACCATTTTCTATAGAATAATCACAGTCGTTGTAGATTTCATTTTTCATAAAGAAAATGGATTCTGTTTTACAAATTTAAAATAAGACTACACAAAATGTCATCAAAGTATGTACCGCCCCAAATGAGGAACAACAAGGTAGCACCCGAGCCCGCTCCAGCACCTAAACTAGTTGAAAACGACTTTCCCAATCTGTCTACACAACAATCTGTGAAAGTATTCGGATCAACAAACGGAAAGTCATTTGCTAATATGGCAAGTGATTGGGCAGTTCATCGTGATGAGCAAAAGAAAGTTGAAGAACTTCAAAAGAAGGAACAGGAATCAAATGCTCTGCTGTACAAGCAGAGACGATCAGCCCCTCTTCCACACTTTCATAATATTCGGCACTTTGTAGAGCCTGAAGATGATGAAGAGGAACAAGAAGAGAAGACAGCAGCACCTGCTAATCCTGATGAAGAAGGGTGGGTTGAAGTCAAGCCGAAGAAGCGTCGCAAACAAAAGACGTTCGAAGAGCGAATGAATCGCCCGCCTACTCCTGAAGAAAGGTCGGAAGAAACTGTTTGGAATGGAAATGAAGAGGATGACTCTTATTGGAAGTAATTTATAAAACAGTTGGAGAAGCAGATGTTACTGGAGGAGGCTCAATTTTTACAAAGAAACTTAAGATGTATCTATCAAAAAATCCTCGAACCCATTCTGCTAAACTAAAAGTAAGTGAATACAATTGTTTACCTATGAATTGGTAATCAGTCATACTTCCATACCTATAACCAAGCCAATACGCAGTTATCAGCAGGATAACGTTCAAAATTTCGATAACACCGTTGGCAGCTAATTGTTCTTGAGCCCATTTTACAGCTGGGTGAGGCTTTTTAGATTCTTTTTCATCTTTCGCATCTTTGACACCCGCTGGCTGAACATCTTTTACTTCGGGTTTGGATTTTCCAAGACGACGGCATCTCATGTACGTTTTTCCATCGTTCGGCATAGGAGACCCAGGAAGCTGCTCAATATCGTTAAAAAAGACTTCGCGATCTCCGAGTGCCTGAATTGGACGAGATCCCGGGGTGACATTTTTGACTAGGAGAGCAAAGTCGTTCGAATCAATATTGATCATCGATTTAAAAACTACCCACTTTGCGGATTGGCAAGTTGGTACAACCATAGATCCGTCATATACAAAGTAAGACCCATTTGGGGGAACCATCATGTTGAGACCCCAATCATCTCCCAAGTTGACCTGTACAAATTGTTCGGTCGGATTTGCGAATCCCACAAATTTGTTGAAAAATTGAGTTGAAGTAGATTGAGAAGAATTCACACGAACAAGAGAACTTACGCAAAGATATTTGCCAGATGGGTTGCTAAATATGGCTATCACTTCAGCATCAGCTTGAATATTTTCAATTGTGTGATGGCTTGGATGATTGACAAGAATCATGTCACACGTATAGCCTTCCCCGTTGTATTTACAAGTTCCAAGACCAGCTGTGTTTTGTAATATTAAACCCTCATCAGAAATCATAACATTTGCTTGAGGGACCTGAACTTGGTCCATCACGAGTTCACACAGTAAATCACATGGTTTCGCAGAAGACTGAGAAAGATTGATAGGACTCTGATTTGTAGATGGACAGCCCCATGAACCGGCTGAAGCATAAATGCTCATTTGTAGTTCTAGCAGTATTTTGTATCTTGAGAAATAAGCAATATGGTTAACTTTCTTGGTGGCGCTGGTGTTACAATTGGCGTAATTATTTTTATAGTTGTAGTAACTGTTGGTGTGGTTTCCGTTACTGGAGAAGGAGCAACAATTCGTGACCGAATTTTTTCGTCATCCGCTTTGTCGCCTCTTTTAATTGTACATTATTTTCTTCCTTATGCGCTTATAGTGATGGTGTTTTTTATGGACTTGATGTCCCAACTTCCTCAAGCCATATTCGGACTTGCGTTTGCTGTTGTTGCTATGTTTATTAATTATGCTGTTGGCAGAGATACAACTATACTTCCAAATGATTTGTGTGAAATCCCTGGATTAAAAGGATTGGCATCATACCTTATGCCTCAAAGTTTACTATTTGTGACTACTATCGTAACATATTTGGCTTCTTTTGTAACAAGTACTATTTCTAAAAGTCCTCCAGGTGTTGTAGTTTCAGGACAAACTGTTGCGTTACAATCTGTGTCACCTTCTCCAACAGCAAGAACTGGTGCCTCATGGGGATTGGCTTTGGCAGTCATTATTTTCCAAACTATTGGTCTTTCCACAACTCCAGGGTGTACTATGAATATGAAATATGGCGTATGGTCAATTGTGTTTGCTATATTGGCAGGGATGGCCATAGGTGGAGGGGCTGGGTATGGAATGTCAACGGTAAGTTGGACCCAACCATCCTATTCAACTCCTACAAGTATAACTGGTGCAACCTTTGTAAAAGAATCATTCCAATTGGGGGCTGGTCTCGGAGAAATTCCAAATCCTCCGTCAACATCACAAGAACAAGCGCCAGTTGATATCGCAAAATCAAGTGGGGCTGTAACACCTGGTGAATCGTCAGATCAATTTGTTTGTGAGGCATACAAAAATGGTCAGCTTGTAACTTCTACGCTTGTTGGATAAAACGCAATCCACTCCTCAAAATTCGATAATATCCGGCTACATTTGTTCCAGACTGTTTTTCAGAATACACAGATTTTCCGTTTGAATCTGTCACCAGAACTGCTATTGTAGGGACAACTTGAACTCCAAATTTTTGAGCTACCCCTTTCGTATCATCATGTGTATTCACAGAAACCCATTGAACATTTGGAAATTCCTCTTTCAAATCTTCAATAGCAGGCTTGATAACCTTACAGGGCCCACAGGTGGGTGACCAGAAATGATACGCTGTTACATTCATTCTTCTTCTTTTATTATATGTGTGTTTTCTGCTATTAAATGACTTGACACAAGTCGATACTGTGATGTTCGATGAAGACGCTGTTTTTCCAATTCAAATCCCTTCTTTTTGAGTGTTTTTGAAACAACCGAAATTAAGGCATTATTTAACAATTCTTCATCCAATTTGTCCAAATTTTCTTTACACCATCGCAGAATTATGTTACCGCCTACGGGAGGTCCCATAAGTTCTACTGGGAACCCGTCAATCGGCTTTTCCTGGTTTGTATGAATAATTTTTACAGTCGCAACTTCTGGATCAATGACACTCACTGCCATGCGATCTACAATTTCGTTACATTTGCTCAGCTCATCATTTTTTCCAGTGTGAGCTGCCACATATGAAATTGTGTAGGATTTGAACTTTGGAAGAAGCTTGGTAGTTTCTTCGATGATATCACGGTGCATAACTGGATTTCCCTGTGACGTTCTCCAATTGTTTTGAACCCACCCAACAACCCACTGAGTCAAACAATTTTTTGAGTACATTGAATCTGTATAAATTTGTATTTCAGTTTCTTCTGCTGGAAATTTTTGAATCATCGTTTTTACAGCTTCTGTGATAGCCATCAGTTCACCGCGCTGGTTCGTTTGAGATTGCGTTTCAGGAACTCTTTCTGCTTTGGAAAATTCTTTGTGATCGGGAAAATAGTAAGCATACGACGCCTTTGCGCCCTGCTGACCATTTTTAGAACATGCGCCATCCGTGAATACACGAACTTTCATTTTTATTCGTTATTGAAGTGAGATAAAAGGATTCGTTTTATTTAAACGTTTAAACCAAGTTGTTTTCTAAGAAGAAGTCCTCCAATGACTAAGGCAGACCAGCCGCCTGGGCAACTTCCCTGTGTAATCGCTAGCCGATAAATTCCAAGCGCAACAAGGATGTATCCAATAATTTCAACAACGTTCATTTGTTTATTCCATACTGAATTTTTGGAGTATACAAATATGTTGGAATATGTTTTAGGATACAGCGGCTAAAAATAGCAGGCTGAATGGGTGATGGATCTTCAACGTGAAACCAAACGCGACATTTGAATGATCTCTGCTCAAGAGAACGACGCAGCATTTGTTGACAAGAATAAGTCAAGAATTCGGAGTGAAGAATAAGCAAAATACGGAACCTCGTTTTTTGCTTTGACGGAATTCGTGTGATCCAATTTTCAAACCAGGGTGAAAATGTATCCACAGAATTTGTGACAGCCGCATCAATTTCATCATACTCACAGTCAGGATGTGCTTCTTGATAAGTATTCCACACCCTGATTGTTTCAACATCATTCAGTGGTTCAAAAAATAAATAGTGTGGAGGCGGATACTGCATTATAATTCTTTTAGGAAGAAGGTGTAGATGACATAATTTTCTTGATGGGGATATCCGTAGACACAACATACAAACTGTTTTCAGTTGCGATGATATAGCAGTTCTCACACTTAAAAACGTTTTGAATTGTAGATGTGTACTCGCTCTCTGATTTTACAAGATACTTGGTTCCATCCTGAATACCAATACAGCACTTCTTTTCAACACTGTCTTCATAGTAATCAAGATAAATCGGCTTGTCCTCGTCAACGGACAATTGAGCCGCGCGCAGAAGCACACTCGCACTCGGAATCATTTGTCTACTCTTACTCTTTCTTGTTGAGTTCCTTGAACGCGTCTTCAAGCTTGAAGCGACAACGCATGTTCAAACTGGGAACATCAGCCCGAGGAATAGCAAGTACAGTTTTCACTGATTCGCGTAAACTGTCTTTGAGCGATCCTTTGATTGTTTTGGACAGCTCGAAGAGAAAGTCAACATATTGACTGGCATTTTCTACAGTCTTTTCTTTGGTTGGCTGACGAATTGTTTCGTTCAATTCCACAATAACTTGATCAAGGCCTTGCTTCACAATATCTTCCTTGATGAGATCCTTGTTGTGAAGCTCCATCATAAACTTCGCATACCCTCGACGCTTCTCTTTCTGCTTCATCCAGGCAATCACCTTATCATCAAACCCATCTTCATTTGAATCTGGAAATGTAAGTGTGTCATTCATGTCATACAACTTTGGAAACATGGAAACCTGAACTTGAAGATCATCTCCAACCTCTGGAATCGCGATGTTGAGCAGTCGGGCACACTCTGCCATAACAGCAGAGAATGAAGGTTGAGTAATCGCCTTGTCAAACAGGAGAGCTGTTACACGAAGTCGGAATGTGTCATCCCGCTTCTGAATATATCCGACCGCATCCGCAGAAAGCTTTTCAACGTTTCCGGGTGCGATTTTATTGAAGATGCTGAAAATTTCAGAATACTCCGGATCTTCACGCTCTCTTACTCTGCGAACAATATCTATGAGAGCATTCTGTCTCCAATTTTCACTGTCAGCCGGAGACTGAAATGGTCTGTGTCTATAATTACCTTTGTGAGTAAAGAGTTTCACAGGTTTGTAAGGCGCCGGTGTAATACGAAGTCTTGCGATATTATCCTGAACAATTTTTGGCAACGAAAGTTTTGCGCCAAAGCGAACAGAATATACGTCTGCGATTGACAATACCATTCTTATATGTTAGGAAGAAAGCTGTGTGAAAAACGAATCCATTTCGCATTTACGCAAGTCAGTAGTATAAAACAAAATGGGATCACAAATAGAGACCACAAAACTCCAGTATACTTGGATTCTGTGGTACCACGATCCTGAACTTCGGGATTATTCTCTTGAAAGCTATGTTCGCATAGCCGATATTAGTACGCCACAGCAATTTTGGACAGTGATTGAGTCAATCTCCAAAGAGGCTTGGGAGTCAGGAATGTTCTTCTTTATGAGACGTGGATTCAAGCCTTTATGGGATGTTCCGGAAAATGAAGCCGGTGGTGCGTGGTCTAAAAAATTGGAAGCAAGCGAAACCTACACAACATTTGTTGATATGATGGTACACTGTGTCACAAACGAACTTCTTAACGAAAGAAAAGAGACGCTTGTCGGTGTGTCTGTATCTCCCAAGGGACCGTTCTCAATTATCAAAATTTGGAATACAACTACTACAATTCACGAGAACAAATATTTGAACTCAAATATGCACACATTCAAGGTAGCAGACGATGTAACGTATACAGCACACAGGTCTCGTCCTAAATAACATAATTGTAAAAGTTGTGTATAACAAATGTCTTTGGAACTTTTTGAATTGGAAAAGACTATTTTGGAAACCGAACTTGATTTATTTCGAGACTTTCTGTTAAATAACTTGAAGGATCATGAAGTTCCAAAAGCTGATATATCCAGACTAGAAAGCTGGTATTCAGAAATGAAAAAAGATGTGAATGTTGATGTTGGAAAATCAGTAGAAACTGCACTACAAGAAACGTTGATACCAAATTGGAAACTTATTTTTAAAATTGATAATGAAATTGATGATGGAAAAAGTTTGGAAGAGCAAACAAAACTTTTAGCAGATACAATTCAAGATTTGAAAGAGAATGGAAAACTCTCTACAAAACATTTTAAACAAGAAATTGTAAAAATTGTGAATCGTGAATTTTTAAACTTTCCAGCAAAGGTTCAAGCAACTATTGAAGAGTTATCAGCTGAACTACGTTTGTGTAACACCAACATTGAATGGATAGATGCTATGTGTGATAGAATACGGGTTGCCTACTATTCTGTTCTTATGGTGATCGATAAAGAAAAAATTGAACGACTTTTACAGCAGGTAGCAACAGTAAAAAAGATTGATGTATCGTACGATATAAATAATTACTTTGATGATGTTGATAAATACCTAGATTTGGAAGAGGTTCCTCCTACAATACCTGTCAGACAGCTGATAGACCTTTTTGAAAAGGTAAAGCAAAATGATGTGCTGCCAACTAGAAAGCTCAACTTTTTTGATATAATATCAACTTTAGCTATAGTATCTGAAGGTGTAGCAACTGCTGATGATATAATGGATATAGAAGAAGACCTAGAAAAAAATAAAATAACTGGAGTTATTCGATGTTTGAACACTGGTATTTCTGTGAACACAATTTTTTCGAGTCTTATCACATACTTGATCAAAAAAGTTAAGTTGGTTCCTATTGTGGAAAATGTACAACTTTGGCTTATTGAACTTTTATGTTTGATGTTTCATGACCAAAAGAAGTGTCTTGAATTTTGTAGATCGATTAGTCCAGATTTGTTTAATACATTCTTCCAAAGGAAATAAATAGATGAAACGTACCAAAAAACCGACCTACCCAAAAATTATATTTTTTATCAATTTTTTTATTAAACTGATAAAAAATATTTATGCTGATATATCCGAAATTATAGGTAAACAACTAGAAATGCTAACAGCTTATTTAACTAGAACATGGCATAAGACAAAGCTTGATATCTCCCAAGTTCGCAACAACGTAGCGAATCATTAGGAACCAATCATTCTTCATGTGGATTTCCAGGTTGTTACACAAATTGGTACACTTAGTAAAAAGAACAAGGTGGGGAAGTGAAAAGTTGCCAGTCACAATTTCATCATTCGCCTTCTTGGTAATGCTGAACTCATTTTCCGAGTCACCCATCACAGTGGTGCGCGAAGCAAAATGTCCTTTACACGAGAATGTCAGGGATGTTCCCACATTCTTGATTTCAACAGTTTTGGCGCCCAGCAAAGTCATGTCGCGACAGATCTTTTGGAAGTCCAAAGAAGGCATCGTGATATGAGTTGAAAAATCGGTTTCGGGAAGCTGAATATCTGGCTCATCTCGATCGAGCAGGTTGAGTTTATAGCGAGTCACCTGCTTCTTTTCACCGTCCTCCAAAAGAATACCGAGAGTGTTCGGATCGGATTCTTCAACATAAAAAGTGATGGTATCATCGTTGGTAGCTGTACGAACAATACGATACAGATGATCAGTATTTACACCAATGATAAACTTGGGAGATGAGTGGTGATACGAAAACTTTTCAAACTTGTCGGCATACAAACGGAGGTGAACCAGAACAGTGCGAGTGTTATCCATGGCAACCATGCGAATTCCGTCTTTGTCGAAGATCAAACTCATTTCCACAAGAATACACTTGAGAGCTTCTTTCAGCGTACGAACAGCCCCCGTTTGAACAGTTTTGGCTTCAAGGATATATTCCGGCATTTGAATTTAAAAAGTCTTGTTCGTTTAAATCTCGTTTAACCACAGAGAGCACGCATTTCCGCATAGCTCATCTTTCCTTCGTAGAACCTTTTCATAGCATCTGCCTGACCTTCAAATCCGGGAACACCCCGAGAGGCTTCTGCGATATCAAGTGGAGATAGATTATCTGTTTTTACATTTTCTAGAACGGTTTTCACATTTTCAATGCGTCTTGTTAGTTCAAACGCCGCCCATCCTCTTTTTGCGATGTCTTTCATCTGTACCATAACCCATGCGAATGATGAACCACTGTGTCCAAACGTCATAGAATCAATGATCTTATTCAAATTTGGATGAGTTCCGAGTGTAAACCCATTTCCTTCTTCGGTCTTATACTCTTTCAGCCAATCCCAAAGATTACACTTTGTAATAGCATCATCCGCATCCTGAAGCATTTCCACCTCATGTTGATCAACGAGTCCAATATAATTACGAGACATGTTTGTGATATTTGACAACTGTTTATAAGCAAATCCGTTTTATTCAGAATGACGCTGTTTCATAGTTTTGTGTTTCGCAGCCGAAACAATGCGACCCTTCTCGTTTCTTACAAGTTGTTCCTTGCGTAATCCACCTACAGTCATTTCCGCCGATCCGTTAAATACTTGACGACGAGAACCATACTTATAAACTTTGCGAGTTTTGTCTGGCATTTGTTACATTATGATTAATTATTTCTTCACGTATTGTCGAACAAATCCGCGAGGTGTCCGAACAAGTTTAACATAGTATATGTCTTCCATAAACGCATTTTGAACACTTTTTGCAAAAATTTTCATATTATCATCGATATGTATACCTTTTGTGCTAATTGTTTGACTTCTTACATTGCTAAACGATTCAATTTGAATACACATTGGGTCAATTACACCAATCCAATTATGCTGCATTTGAAGTTTAATCCAATAAACATCAATATGATACATATCATTTGCTATTTTTAATCTTTTTTGAATTCCTTCTTCATAATTCTGAATTAACGTATCGTAATAGTGAGAATTTACTATATACGCATGGGCACAAATACATGCCTTCACTCTTGGAGGACTAACATCGCAGTACCAGCCTCCAATCAAACAGACGTCCCAGTTTGGAAGCTGAACTAATTTTTCTAGCTTTGCGTATCCCTCATCAAAATTGTGCCATCCTACATCATCTTCAAGAATAAGAACACGTTTCCAACCATTTTCTTTTGCCATTTTTACAGCTGCCAAATGTCCTTTTCCACAGCCAACAATTCCAGGGTTCCAAAGAACACCTGGACATCTAACAATTTTGTCTTCTGGAATTTGACCTACCTCAAAGAACTTCTTCATTAAATTTCTACGGTCTTGGCGTTTATCCAAATTTATGTAAATAACTTTATCAACAAACTCCCACATTATTTATAGAATTCATAAGTTGTTTTTAATAAATACGTCATCCCACTGATTTTCTTTTAAAAACGTGTATCCGTTCGATTCTAAAAAAGAACGAGTTTCTGATCGTTTTGGCTGTTGAAAATTGTGTTCTACTGTAATCATTCCAAATGTATATTCATTTAAATTTACCGATTTCAAAATTTCTAGTTCAGTTCCTTCTGTGTCCAGCGACAAATAATCAACGCGAGACGGGGCATTTGCTTCCTGTAAAACCTGTTGAAATGTACGTGTTTCCACCAAAATACGCTTAGATCTGTTTAACAGTGAAAATTTTTGATTGATCCCAGAAAGTAAATCGTGTGTTTCAATATTAAATTTTACTATTGTGTTTCCACGAGAGTATACAGCATACGGAAAACAAATTGAATTTGGGCGATTTTGTTTACATTCTTGAAATCTTTGGGGTATAGGCTCCACACAAATTCCAGTCCACCCATATTGAGTTTCCAGGGCGTACGTGTTTGATAATGTGATACCATTGTTTGCTCCAATTTCTATGAAATACCCATTTTTCTTTCCGTTATAAAATTCAACCACATCTTTATCTTGACCAAGTTGTGAGTACCACATTTACAAATCAATCTATATTTTTAGTTTGATTTGTAAATTTTTTGAATTCCACCTCTAAACAGTTCAAGCTGCTTAGTTGGAGTAGGCGAGGCCACCCATACCAGACATCACGCGGAGCACGTTGTAGTTGAGGGCATACACGCGTACCTGAGCAGTGCGAGATCCAGTAACCGTGTTGAGGGACACAGTGAGCTGGAGAGTCGCCTTGTCGATACGGGAGAAGTTGCAGGTGCCTGAAGGCTGGTGTTCCTCCGGGCGGAGAGCGAAGGAGTAAACGTTGATACCCGTGGAAGGAGTGCGGCAGTGGTGCTGGTAGGGCTGGACGCGATCGAAGTAAGATCCCTCACGCTCAGTGAAGCGGTCCTGGCCGTTGAGCTGGAGCTTGGCAACCTCAACAGGGTTCTTGCCCTCGCAGCGTACACCGCAGCAGAGGATGGTCTTCGCGAGGAGGTAGTTGACACCCGCCTCGAATTCAGCGCCGCCCTGCTTGTCAGCTGACTCAGCACCATAGAGAGTGCTAGCCTGGCTGGGGTTCTGGCCAAGAGGAACAGTCGCATCAGTCGCGGCTACCGTGGCAGAAAGACCAGCTGCAGCCTGCTGGGTGAGGAGAGAAGTGATGATGCCATCCGTGGAGAAGTCATCGGAGTAGTTGAAGGGCTGGGGGCCACCAACAGAGGCGATGTAGCCAGGGTTAGAGCAGTCCACGAAGGAATCGCGCTGGACAACCCAGAAGAGCTCCTTGACGGGGTGGTTGAAGTTGAGCTGGATCTTGTTGGAGCTGGAAGTGATGGACTCCGCACCAGTGTACTGAACCTGCTCGATGAGGTACTCGTGGCTCTGCTGGGCGAACCTGCGGCGCTCCTCCGTGTCGAGGTAGACGTAGTCAACGTAGAGGGAAGCAGCTGCGAGGGACTTAGGGGCAAGAGCGCTGCTAGCTTCACCAACGTTGGACTCGTAGTACTGGCAGTTCTGCCAGGTTTCGAAGTCAACGTTCACGCGAACCTCGTGGTACTGGAGGGCGATCAGGGGGATCGCAAGACCAGGGTTACGGCAGAACCAGAATTGGAGGGGGATGTAGAGGGTCTTGGCGGGAGTGCCACGACGGGGGATACAGGAGATCGTGGTTTCAGAGCTGGAGCAGGTCGCATCAAGGGCAAGACCAGCACCACGCTTCATGAGCACAAGGTCGTGGGTGTTACCGATGAGGTCATCAAGGGCGTGTACAACACCAGCCTCAGTGGTGAGCTGAGTCCAAATTTGCATGTAATCACCATACTGGCGATCGATGCGCTGGCCGCCGATTTCAACCTCCACCTGCTTGATGAGGCGGTGGCCGATGTAGTTGAGCCAGCGGAAACCAGGGTTGGCTAGCTCTGTTGCCTCTAACTCAACCTGAGGGAGTACAACCTGGACGTAGGTCTTGTACATCAGATCCGCGTTACGGTTGATGACAGCTGTAACACGCTTGTTGAAATCAGCCTGGCCGTTGAAGGTAACCTCAATGGACTCCACGGCGAAGTTGGTGTGGCGCTTGTAGAGGATCTTCCAGAAAGTGATCTGGGGGT